CCAAGAATTGAACACAGTTATTTACTGGATACAAAATCTGAACATGGGTTCCAGCGGTTTTTGTGATTACATTCACAAGTAACTTACTGGAGAAACTGAGAGTTCTGGTTGAACCTGTGTACGGTCTAAATTTGCCGTTAAACACATAAGTACCACTCTCTAACTCACGAAGAATCACTGGATTATCGGCGTCAAGACTTTCGATATAAGTAATTCCACAATTACTGAAGTCAGCCTGTCCCTCGATCACTTCACCAGAGGCATCGAGGGCAGTTACACCGAGTGCCAATGTTTCTGGAGTCACCGTGGTTTCGGTGGAGTCCATCAAGACCTCACCGTTATAAATAACTTTATTTACTGCCATTATTTATCACCCAATCGTTACAGTAATTCCACCCGCAGTGTTGTCACTCTCCACATAAGGAATGGCTGCCACGGTCACTTCCGATAAATAGTTGTAACCAGAGTCGGGGACAACGCTCTGTGCCACCGTGGAGGGAGTTACAGTCTTACTCTGTGCTTTTACCGACTCAGTTCCACTCATCGTACCCGTGACACCGAGGACGGTGATACCGCTTCGGATATTGTCGGGGATGAGTTTCGCCTGTTCGGTACTGTCAATATTCACTTTACCAGAGCCGTCATGGTAGCCAATGGGTACAGTGTACTGCCCTGTTTTGGTGGAGATCGTACCAGCTACCGCGCCATTGTTTTTCATAGTACCAGTTTTCTTAGTACCGTTTACATAGGCTGTTTTGCCTGTTAAAATCTCGGCCTCGGTTGCAGTAGCGTCTTTGGTATTCGCGTCAAACTCACAAGTACCAGTGATGAGTTCACCACTCGCATCGTGAGCCGTTTTGTCTTTTAATAAATTTTCTGGTTTTACGGTGTCGGAGGTTAAATCAATTAAAACCTTACCGCCGTATATTACTTTACTTGTTGCCATTGTTATTCTAACTCCTTTGCAATATATACGGTATTGCCCCCGCTCTCGTTTGTAACCTCGTAATATGGAATAGGCTTAACTACTACATCCTCTCGCATAATCTTGTCAGTTGTATTTAAAGTCGTTCCTTCCACGGTGGGGGTTACATTGTACGAACCAGTATAAGGTTCTGCACCGACGATCACGGTGTGAATTTCACCGAATTTGACCTTAAAGGAGGCGGTTTTGTTAATCTCAGTATTACTCATTGAATAACTCCCCCTTTCAGCACTCGTTGTACCGGGGTTCTCATCACATCGGATGCTAACGAGGTGTCGTAAGTAGTCAAAACTCTAATCTGAATTTCAGCGTAACAGTTTTCAGTAAAGAGTAGTGTTTCATCCTGTGAGAGTGTAACTGTCATCTTGGTGTCAGTCATTTCACAACGATCCCCCTCCACAGTTAAGACTTCGCAACCATTTTGAGAGAAGGTAATCCATGCGCTTTTGATTACGCTGACATCAAATGGGAGGGTGAACACCAGTGTTGGGGTAGTTCCTCTAATCATTTAGAACCACCTCCGCTTTTGGGAGCAGTCGGTTTTGGAGTATTCTCGGCTTGGATTTTCAGAGTAGCGTCCATCTCCTCCAACTCGGCTTGTTTATCCTCCTCCATCTGCTGAAGCTCATGCTCCACATTTTGTACCCAAGGATGTCGTGCGACAATGGTCTTATTGGAAATAATACCAACAGACTTAGAGCAGTTCGCAATCTTAGCGTCCTCGTTGATGAAGATGTCACGATTGAACACAAATTCAACATCTTGGTCTGTATAATCCTTTTCACCAGTGTGAATTAAATACTGGTCGATAAACCACTTCAGTTCCTCAAAACCCGCTTGGAACTCGGTTTCCATAGCGTTCACATCCAGATCAATATCGGTATACATGGACTCGATGTTCATCTGGTTTGGATCGCCATCCATTCGTTCCTCTTTGGCATCAAAGCCTCGACCATTTTCCACCAATGCTCGTTTTAACTGCATTAAAATGGCTTTGTAGTTCTCAGCATTGACCTCCACATTGAGGGTGTCAACATCACCTTGTACGCCATCCACGGTGGTCACTTTGATAACACCATAGGTTGCGAGGTTCTGACGGAACTCGGAAATATTCGTACCATCGTAGTTTTTTAACACCAAAATGGTAGTACGGGGGTCTTCTTCCATATTGTTCTGGAAGTCACTCAACACTTGGTTTAATGCGTCTTGTAACGACTTAACATTACGGATTAAGGGAATCTCTTTGCTATTGTATTTAAATGGGATGATTGGTAAGCGAGTCCAGTTGAAGCCCTCACCGTCAACATATAAGTAGTCGTGGTGGGGATTCTCATCTGGAATCAGACTCGCGCCTTGATACCGATAGTGGCTGATACCCTTGTCAGTGAATAAGTCCACATGGTAGACCGTTTCCACTCCACCCTTATTGTTGAAGATTTCCTCAGAATAATAGCGCATAGCACATTCCAACTCGGTGTGTGCTTTATCTCGCCAAATGGGGCAAATCTCGTAGGATGGGAACACGGCTAACTTGAAATTACTTTCCTCGTCATAGTAGGGATATAACCAAGCAATACCACCGTCCACTGCGTACTGCGCGAGTACACGAAGTTGACGATGAACCTTCTTGGAGAACACCTTACCAAGCAACTTTAAGTATTCATCGTCCGAGGTAGCAATCGTAACGGGTTTACCGAGAACATAGTTCGTTTTCTGGTCTACCAACTTTCGGTATTGGTTATCCACCAGTCTGTTATTAACGACATTCTCAATTTTGGTTAATTTGCCATCTGGTCCGATGACTTTTCTCTCTCGTCTGAGGATGTCGTGATCGCCATCGTAATACTTTTCGGCAAGCAGTTGTTCCTCTCTTACGGGACTTCTCAGCCATTGGCTTAAAACCGATTCCAAGTATTTAATGTTGGGATTAGTCGCGTCGGACGCATCCTCTTTAGGTAAATCTGGTCGTTTGAACAAATTAAATACGCCCAAGTAATCGACCCCCTTTCTTTATCATGTAAAACTGAACAAAGCACCGCGACCACATTTGTCGTATATGCCAGCCAGACAGTCTTCGGCATCATCGTGTGCCATCTTACCTTCTTTTTGGTAAGACATAACATCGCCGTAAAACTCAGCGAAGTTGACCTCCCATCCAATCGGGAACTTGATGTTGTTTTGACACCAAGTAGCAGACGAAAGGATACGAGCTTTTTTATTTCTTGTCTGTGTGAACAGATCAATGTAGCATTTGTAGTAGTGGTGTTTTTCCCGCAAGATGCGTTCCACCGATCTACCAAAACCTCGACCACCGCTGTTGGACTCCACATACGCCTTGTTGACCTTAAACTCGTAAAGTCGTTTGGCAACTTCGGGTTCAGTGATCTCCATGCCCTCTTTGGTGAAGTACACATCCAATACATACGCCTGTTGTCGGTATAGTGCGTAGATGATGCAACAGAGGTAGTCATCACCTTGGTCAGCGGTATCAATGTATGCACAGACTTCTTCCACAACCGATTGACCTTTATTGTCAACGGGAAGGTTCTTGTAAGTCTGGAATCCAAGGTTATAGAGTCTACCAACCAAGTCAATGGGATTCTGGTTGTAGTTGGCTTCAACGATCTCCCGACCCATTGTTTTCACAATCAAGTCGTAGGCCGCCCTATCCAACACACCATCACAGAGCATCGTGCCGTCTTCCTGTAATGCCCGTTTCAGAATTACCTCACAAGGCATTCCAATAGATCGGTAATGCTCAATGGCTCGTCCACTCAAATCTTTCGTATTCCAGCGAGTGGCGATGATGACCAGTTTGCCGTTCTTTTCAAGACGGGAAAGCATGGTGTTGGTAAACCAAGTCCAGTGGTTTTCCAAGACCGTCTCGTTCATGGCTTCCTCGGCATTTTTAACAATGTCATCGAGGATCATGACGGTAGCACCGAAACCAGTAACAGTACCGCCGGGCGAGGTGGCAAGGTAGGAAACGTGTTGTCCTTCGATTGTCCAAAGGTTCGCTGCCGAACTACCGCGCTTAATCTGTGTTTGAGGGAAAATGTCGGAGTAGACAATTCGGTCTTTACTGGCTTTACGCTCTTGGATGGCGTTACGAACTCCACGGGAGAAGGTGGTGGACAACTGCTCGTTGTACGAACCAGTGATGATCTTCTCGGAAGGATTCTTACCAAATATCCATTGGGCGAATAAGCCAGCGGTACGAGACTTACCATGTCGGGGTGGCATATTGATTATGAGAACCCGCTGGTCACTCTCGTAGAATTTTTGGAGTGCGTAGCAGAACTCTTTGAGGTAGTCGCGGCCCTCCATGTAGAAGTCGGGGGCGAGTAAGCAACAGAAGTGCCAGAAGTCACGCCGAGCCAATTCCAAGTTGGCTTGGTACTGAATTTCTTCCCATTGCCGTTTGGTAAATCCAAGTTCTTGCCATCGTTCCATCTTTGCCATCGCTCCTCACCTCCCTCTGTGATTTTATGGACAAAGTAAAAGAGCCTACTGTTTCAGCAGACTCTACGGTTTATAAAAGTTTCAGCTTTTCAAATGTCTTTACGATCTTCGGAATCTGAATCGCAAAGAAGTCAATCATTTCTTCATTTTTCGCCCAAGGTCGGTCAACCACGGTGGACGAGGTGGATAATCCACTTTCGTTCAAAAAGGCGTGAATCAATTCGTGTCTCAGCGTGTATTTCTCGGACTCCTTACAGTAGGCTGAGGTCTCGTCTTCCATGTTGGGGAAGGTCTTTAGATTGCCCACCACGATGGTTTTGGTCACTTCATCGCAATATCCAGCGTACCTGTATTTTTCAAAATACGAATCGGCAGTGTAGTCTTTATACACAATGGTATAATCTGTTCCCAATATGTTGACTTTCATATAGTACCTCTACGTTTTTCTGATATTATTCAAAGTGGGCGAAAATTTTTTTGGGATAGAGTCTCCCCCGCCAGAGGCGATTTGGCTGCCCCTCCGACCCCCCTCAGCCCATCATCTGACCGTTTCAAAAAGTCCTGTCATGAAATTATCAAACCCCATGATATAGCACTATTTGGGTTTATATGTGGGCTATGCGTGGGCTATTCAAAATTATACTAAATTAGAGTTTAGTATAATTCCCGAGAATGCCCCAAAAAAACGCCGTATAACGGGCGATCATGTACGGGGGTACAGATACACCATGAACACGGGAAAACGCCTTGTAGAGCCTTTACGGGGGCATTCTCGGGCATTCTCGGGCATTCTCACGCCGTCCCGGTAAGCTCTTTTAATGTTGCCGTGTCAAGTCCCGTGATGGCTGAGGGCTTTTCGTCAATGTTGCGGTTCACTTGAACGTATTCGGCGTTCATACGATTGATGATATCGCAGTATTTCGCAATCATTTGACCGTCTTCTCTACTTATTGCCTTTTCTAATTCAGTCCAGAGAATGGATTTAATCTTCTCACGCTCTGTTAATGCGGTCATCTGAGCGTGGGATTCAAGGGGCTTTCTCAGTTCATCCAATCGCTTGACTATTTTCTCATTTAACAAGAGTTTTTGGGCTTCTCTATTGACTGTTTTCTCATTCCCTTTAGTATCATACGCGGTCATATAACTGTCTTTTGCAGTCATTCCGCTGACAATACACTGACAAAACTTTTCTTGTTTAGCAGTTAACATTATATCACCGCCTTTCTACGGGATTAGGAAATATAAAAAAGCCATGTGGTGATCACATGACTGGATAATGATATTTTTATATCTGACTATATTATACGGGGATTTTATGAAATGGTCACAAAGAGAATACAAAGAGGTACAAAGAGCGGGACGCGATCCCCGGCAAGGCTGAGAACAGCCCAAAAACGGCACACAATGAACGGGAGCGTTTAGGGGTACACTTCCCCGCCAAAACCGAGAAAAGCCCGTACAGGGCAAATTTGGGACAAATACGGGCATTCAGACACGCATCGCATACCATACCACGGGAACGGGACAAAAAAAGAACGGCGGGAAATACCGCCGTTCGGGGGGTTCAATGCTTTTCAAATACGACATGGTCACCCGTTCCCATAGTCCAGCAATTCAGACCAGCGCGGGCG